GGAGGCGCGGGCTATTACGCAGGCGTTTGCATCAGAATTGATAGATAGCGTGGGGCAATTGCACCCTCGGTGTGCCTTTGAAAGGGCGGTACGTCGGGAATGGGACGGCATTGTTTCTGAGGCGGTTGAGATTTATGAAATGGATGACAAAGCCCCGTATGGGCATAAGCCGTTGCCATTTCATATTGGTCTTGCACTTGGGGGTCTCGTCGAGCTTTACGAATCATTGGAAGGTGAGCTGCCAGCAGAAGACGATCTGCTTTCTTTGGTTAGGCGGTTCTTGTCTGGCTGTCAAGAAGTAAGCTCAAAGAGTTGCTTTAGCGGGGATTATGTCAAACCAACCCAGGCTACAGGCTGGGCGCGGTATTTAGAGATTCTTTTGCGCGTTAGTGCGCTGGTTCTCTTTATGGAAGGGGTGAAAGGCCATGCTTGATCTTCAGGATTATGAGCGGCTTGAATCTCGTTTACTGATTGCGGCGGATGACCCCGCTTGTAAGGGGGCTGCATTACTGATGCAAGACGCGGCCCATGCAATTTCCGATCTATGCCGTGAAGTGGATGCGCTTAAGTTTGCCGCGTCTGTTCCTGCGACGGAACATGATCGGGATTATATGACCCGCGCTAGAGCGCTTGTAGGTAACAAGCGCAAGGCACGGGGTGATTTCAATAACTAACCTAACTTAACTTTCTATTCTAAGAGGTTTTATCATGACAACGCAACGCGAAGTAACGAAGTCCAGCAACACCTCCCCCGTAACCACAACGGGCACGGCTCTAAAGTCTGCCATGATTCCGAGGCTTAATGCAAGCGGGGAGATAGAAATGGAATTGGCAGTCCGTCAATATCGTGCTGATGGCAAGCTGGGGAAGTTCAAGATCGGTGAAACGCCCGTGAAGGATAATATGATTCTTAACGTCCGGCAATGGTACGCCGAAACAGCGGCGCTGTTCGGTTTTGACAAGGAAGAGGATTGGGCGCATCTGCAATTCGATGATGAGGACGGGAATCCTGCGACTATCTCGCTACGCGGTACGGCGTATCGCAACTGGATCGGATTTTGGGTAGCCCATGGGTACGATATAGCCCGTGAAACAGGCGGATATTGCAGAACGGTCGCTTGGTTTGAGCCTAAGCTCGGAAAATCCGGCGGGTATTATGCGCTTGTTTTTCGTACAGTTGAGAATTAAGCCATGACATTGATCTGTGAATTTTTGAATGCGTGCAGGCCACTGACTTCCGCTGTTATTACAGCGGATAACTATCACGATCACGGCCCTGAAGTGCTAACAGCAACAGTTTTAAAGGAGTTTATCCTAAAAACCCCCGCCCATGCTAACGCCCTCCTTACGGGGGGCGCGGATAGGGAGCCAACCCCTGGTATGGCCCTTGGGACGATCGTGCATGATTTTATGGCGGGGCTAGAGTCAAAATATTCTCCTGCTGAAGCCGATCTTAGGACGAAAGCCGGGAAGGCATTATGGGCCGATTTGATAGACCGGGGAGTTACCCCGGTTAAGAATGATGTTTTCTACGCGTCGAATGCTATGGCGGCATCCTTGAAAGAGCTTGCAAAACATAGCACTCCAGAAGTGCTAGAGCGGGAAAAGGTCTATCAGTGTGAGTATCAGGGTATTACGCTGCGTGCAAAACCCGATGTTTTTTCTATTATCGGTGGGGATTTAATCTCTATTATCGATTACAAAACAACGAGAGACGCATCAACTCGTGATTTTACAAGAGAGATTTTCTCTCGTGGATATCAGTATCAGATGATTTTCTACGGGCTGGTGGTTATGTGTTGCCGGGGGCTTTCAGAAATGCCTGTTTTGGAACTTCATGCCGTCGAATCGGTTGCGCCGTATCTTTCGAATACTTTTATTTTATCTAACGATCTAGTAGATCACGCTGTTATCCAGGTGATTGACGCAATTAAAAGATACGTCTTCTGTGTAGAATCAGGGCATTGGCCGGGGTATGATTCTGGCAATGTTGTCGAAATGCCAGATTGGATGAAGGCGGCTTAATTAAGGCGGCTTAATTAAAAAAGAGATTGACATGCAAGTTTATCCGGGTTATCTTAATTCTGCAGCCGCAAAATCGGCTGCCGGGTTTAGCAGCCCGGTTATGTTGGCGGACGACCGCCGCTTTCATGCGGTTTTTTTGCGTCCACAGCATGGCCTCCCAGTTTTTGGGCGACCGTGCGGGAGACCCTCGAGGTCTGCCAGTGCCAACTACTGGTCTGCTAACCCGCACGGCTCCGCCCTCCCACTTAGCAGTGAGAGAGCGGATGATCTCATCCAAAGTTGGAGAAGTTCCATGTCACACTTCAAAACAGCGGCTATTGACGCCGCGATCAATCGCTTTTCTTTATCAGTCGTCGATTGCCCTCTCTTTCAAATTTCCAATTCAACTATATTTGTTATCTCTAGCCGTTCTTCTATTTTTCCCTCTTGAATCCTAACTTTATCTCCGATTGCGTATTCTTCTACTGGGGCCAAGATCATCCCGGCCCTCCCGGCTAGTTCTATCACAGCCTGCCCGTTTGATATGTCCACAATCTCTCCAAAGGACGGTGGTAGCGAATCAATTAGCGCTTTAAACCTTTCATAGTCATTGCTATCAAACGACATAATTCCCCCCAACTGTTTGCCTCACGTTCACTTGTGTTGCACTTATCGATACGCTCCGAACCGGAAATATCCCTGTGTCCGTAAGTTTTATCGTACTGCCAACAGAGAGAAATGGAATGCCGCCACCGGCAGGGAGGTCGATGCTTGCCGAAAATAGCGCGACTGAGCTATTAAAAAAAGCCTGCCTTGCAAGCGCAATGGCAACGGATTGATCTGTTGCGAGAACCTCACCAATAGACGGCGCATGATTGCCTCCTGATGATCCGCTAGCTTTTATATTGTAAAGTGTTTTTTTGCTAGCAATCGTGATTGCATTATATCCACGTCCACTGCTTACCGACCTGTTTTTTCTTAAGATAATACTGTCAGGAATCAAAAGCTCGTCTCCGCCTGCTGTTGGTATAACAGGAATAAGCGGCATAAGTTTTAGCTTTTTTTGCACCTTATCTGTTTGAGCGCTTGCGACAGCCGCCTTGGCAATCATTCCAACAATCTCCGCGCTCGTTTTTGACGTGTAGGTGAGCGTATTTATTGGGATTGTCCAATCTGTTAGGTCTTTCGTTTCTAGCGTCCAATCCTGCGGCAAAACATCCCCTATTGCTTGAAATGCGGAAATTGACGCTGTGTTTGTCCCTGTATTCAAATAGGATGATAGTACCGCCCCGTGGGTGCGCCCCCCAATAGTTAGGGTTCTTTTTCCAAATGTCTGTGCCTCCGAGAGCGTTTCGGTGATACAGCGCCACTCCTCCCCATTGATGATAATGGCTATCTCTATGCCCTTTCCCCAGTTGTCTATTGATTCCCCTGGAATAGTTATCGAGAACGTCCAGCAGTATGATCCTGCGTCCGTAGATAAACTTGCCGTTGTTGCATTCAATGCCTTATTCGTATCCAATCGGACTATTTCAATGTTATTCATGATGATGTAAACCTTTAGTACAGGGATTATGACCGGGGAGATAACTTCCTGCGAATAACTTGGTTTGAATGCAAGCGTGAATTTTGTCATTTCTGGGTGGGCTATGCCGCTTTCGTCAATCCCTTCCCCCCATGGAATAGGCGTTCGTTTTTGCTTGTGTAGGCCATTTCTGGAGGCCGTAGCGCTCGCGATTTTTGCGTGCCGTAGGTTAACATCTGCAAAGAGAGTTCCGGCCCCTATATCGAATTTTATGCTGTTTTCGTGTGTGTGTCTCGTGAACTTGTCGAATGGTGAATCTACACGATCCCAAGATGTCCCCGCCGCCTTGTCAACTAATCCAGCGGTTTTGTGTCTTGGTGAGCGCGTGGTCGCATGCTTTATTTCTGGCCTTCCGTACCCAATGACCCGCAACTTGTCTCCTTGCGTTGCGTTCTCTACTGAACCAAGTTTTTGGCTTCTGGCTATTGGAGAAGTCGCGCTGTATTGAGTATGAATGCCTACCTTCACCTCGTAGGGATTGTATGTTTGCGTTTCATATTGCGCGCCTGAAATTGGCGTAGCATTCTTGTATTCAATGCTTATGACCTTCCTAAGCATCAATATCGCCGCGTAGTTCTATTTCAAAGTCATCTGTGTCTGTCTCGCTTTCTCCACCGAGAATTACCCGCGCAAGCCATACCGGGCGTGATGCTGCCACCGTATTAAACCTTATCGCATTGGTCGATGCCCACCCACCACCAAAACCGGCGGCTTTGATGGTAAAATACGGCTCCCCCGTTGCTGGGTTCAGCGGGGCGCAATCGACTGTTATGCTTTGATTTGACGCAATTGTCCCCACAGATTCACCTATGATATTAAAGGTTGTTGCCCCAGTAAAATACAGCGCCCATCTTTCTGTGATTGCATTTTTATTGGTTAGAACAATAGGATATGATGCGATATTGTAGGATGCCGATGCGCCGGAACCCTCAACTAAGTCTTTAAATTGGGCGCTAAGATTCAGGTTTTGTTGGTCGAAAAAAACAGACGTTTTAGCATACAGGTCACCAAAAACAACGGCGGCGGCTATGGTTGCGTTCGTGTAGTCTCGTTCTAGTGGTTGCGATAGAATCAAGGATGTGTCGTCTGGTGTATCTGCAATGTAGTTTATTTCGTCCCCAGCCTCGTCCCGTATAACTACCACATCGCCCTTTTTAATAGTTTCCACCTTCCCGCTTTTTGGAAGTCTTAAGGTACTGATTCCCGTGTATTCTTCATTCTGCTCTGTGGGGATTTTTTCCACTTTACTGACCGTAAATCCGTCAATCGGTGGTGTGCCCCCCGGCCCTGTCAGTGTCAACAGGCTCGTGTTCTGGTTAAAATGACTACCTGAAAAATCGGCGTCTATCGTAACGCCATTTGACAATACAGAAAAAACTGCTTTTCCTTCGGCGTCATTTACTGAAAATGTTTCTGCATTTATGAGCTTGTGGTACTCTGGCAGGATATACGGCGCAGGTGTCGTGCTATCATTCCTTGTAAGGCTTTTAATCCTTAGCTCAAGAAATGGCTGTGTATTCAATGCGTCAATGGTTACCATCCCTACCGTGTAGTCGATGGTGCCTATTTTCACTGGCAAGTGGGCATTATTACCTACGTCTTGAATAGTAAAAATATCCCCGTCTTTGTCAAATAAGAAGCCATTTGCCGCAACGTCTGTCCCCGCGTAAAACGACCCCGGCATGATTGGCGACGCTGTATTATTCACTTGGAAGGGCGTTGTGTAGCTGTATAGTCTTTTTGTTTCTGTTAGAGTTCCAGCAGAAATGGATATGATCGCCTCTCTTGTCGATACGGGGGTGCCATCAAACGTGATGACTAGCTTGATTTTGTATCTTGGAATGCCATTGGTGTAGCCTTCCAAAACATTAGTGATGACCAGTTTCCCGTCTGTCGGCATGTCCCCCTTTTTTGTGATTGTGTAGATATGTTCTTGTCCGTCTGAAAAATTGGCGGGGGTTAATACCTGATTGAAAAGCGTCTCCGCCCCCCCGCTTGCGGGCAGTCGTGTGATAATTGCGTTAATTGGTACCGTTGTGGCAACAATAAAGGTCTGTTCTAGCCTATGATTCATTGCTCCCGTTGCCGGGATTGTGGCGTTTGTCCGCGTTGAGGTGATAAATAGCGGGTCTTGAACCATCCAATGGTAGGTATAAATGCGCCCTGCTGTTCTTGTTTCGGGAGATACCCTAATTGCTCCCGTTTCGTAGTCAATTGTGCCGCTACCTGCGCCTGAGAGAGTTCCCGCGCTTGTATCCGTGAGCGTTTTTACTTCATCGTCGGCAATCCACGTGATTACCATCGATCCCTTATAAACTGGCCCAATGGTCGGCGTTTCGGATTCTGTTGCAAGGCTTTTTTTCTGCAAATAATCAGTTTGCGCAGCCCCTACCCTGAAAAAGCTAATGTTTGCCGTGCCAAGATAGTAAGCCCAATAGGATCCATTGTGTCGCGCCCATATTTCTCCTTTTTCATAATCTATCGACAATTCACGCCTTACTGAGTCGGTGCCACTTATTTTATTAAGTGCTCCTGCGCCGTTGTCTTTAAACATGACGCCGTTTTGTGTCCAGGTTAAAGACCCTGGGAAAACGGAAAAACCCAATTTGTAGCAGGTTAGTCTTGGATAATTAAGGTCTCCGGTTGCACTATAGGCTACACCGCTGTAAACATCAGAAGCCGTCGTGCTTGTCACCGGCTGCGGGGAGGGGTATTCAATCGTTGCGCTGCGCCATTCTGCTAGTTCATCCCTATCAAGTGCTCTTTCAACATACGAAAACGGCGCAATATTTGAATACCTATCGCAGGTTAGCGATATTGCCCCCTGCTGTAAATTCCCAACGCTTGCGATAGAATAAAACCGCTTTGTTGCATCCGGGATAGCACGTCTTAGCTTGGTACTTTTCGACGAAATGAATGATGACGCGCTCTCTACCTCACCACCCTCAATATCAAAAGGCAGTTCTTTATCCAGCGTTAGATAGGCAATTAGTCGGTACGCTGTGACCGGTGTCTGTAGCGTTCCAACTTGAACCTCAATGAATCCGCGCTTGTCAATTTCTACCTTTGCTACTCTTACATATAAGTCAAAAGGCGTTTTTCCTGCTGCCTCCTGCGTAATGCAGAGCACTTCTCCTGGCGTAATTTTTGAAACCGCTGAAAATGTGCAACGATATTTTTCAAATGGTGAAAGCCCTGTAAATTCCGCTCCGCTGATTGATTTTGTGACTATTCCCACTCCTTCAACAAGGCTCTGAAATGCCGCATAACCTTCTACCACAGTAACAATCTGTTTACTTCCTGCGAGTTGTTTTTGAAATATGAGATACGGTAACTCCTGGCCTTTTAACAGATGAGATTGCACGAAGTTTTTCGCATCTATACGGGTATCAGTTGTGCTTTTCGTGTCAAAAAGGAGCACCCCAACATTGGGATCGCTGGGGGCTTTTTTGATGACTAGGTGACTGCCAAAATAGGGGCTATTGTCCGTCGCAGTGTTTGCACAATAGATTTTTCTGAGATTAATCCTTCCCGTTGTTCTGTCCAGCCTGCTAATATCGGGAAAAAGATTGTTTACCGCGCCCGGTAGAATTTCGTTCTGCGTCATCCTCCCGCCAGCAAAGTCGTCGTCTGTCAGTAGTTGCGATTTATAGAGCTTAATGTTTTCTTGTAAAAGCGGCATTTTAGCTTAATTCCATGAGTTTGATGGTTACTGTGTAATACGGCGCCCCCGGATAAAGTCTTTTAAACTGTATAGGAGTATTATCGTTGTATCTAAAAGTTACTGGCAACGGGTCGTTCGGAGGTATTGAAAGAGTCATTGGCTCCCCGGCAATTAACATCTCTTGCAATGCCTCTGCCTGCTGCGTTGTTATCCACCCGCCTTCGTCTTCTGATGCTAGCGTAATATGGCGTCCTGCCTGCTGTTTTGCTCTTTCAATGACCACGGCCCCGGAAATTGTCTGTGAAACTGATTGTGTAAATGGTGTCCAGCCAAGCCTATCTGTGTGCTCCACCCCGGCTGGCAATTCTACGGTTGTGGTCTGATTGGCTAGGATCACAGCGACCTCAACTTGGCAATCTCTATCTTGGTCATGGAATCAAAACCGCTGTTTTGTAAAGCATCTGCAATCTCCCGTACAATTCCTGAAAGCGTGCGTGAAAATTCCCTTAGCGCCTCACTTGCTTGTCGAATGTCGCCCGTATCTCCGTAACTTTGCGGCCCGTATGTTGGCGGATATTGGGTTGGCTCCGGTTGTACTTTTCTCATTGTTGTCGATGCTGATTCCGCTGCTTGCCATCCAGGCACAGGCAATGGTTTAACGCTGGGGAGAGCGGCTCTAATATCTTCTGACGGTTTTTCATAAAATCTGTGTGCGGCTACGGATTGTGCTTTGTCCGTGATTTCGTGCTCCGGTGGTCGATAGATAGTTAATGGATTGTTTTTAGTGTCGGCATCAGGCTCAGTTTTGCTATTCTCTTGTTTTTTAACCTCTATAGGCTCAGTTTTGCTATTCTCTTGTTTTTTAACCTCTATAGGCTCAGTTTTGCTATTCTCTTGTTTTTTAACCTCTATTGTTTTGAAATCAGAATCAATTTCTTTTTCATTTATTTGTTTCAATGTAATTTCGTGAATCTTTTTCGCTGTTTCCTTAGCTTTTTCTATGGCAGCTAGAGCGTCCGCGTTCTGAGCCTCCTTGGCTTGCTTGTAGAATTCATCCAGTGACTTTAGGCGCTCCTGATAATTACGCTCCTCAATCGCCCGTTGATTGCCAAGCAATTGGTCTAGTTCGTTTTCGAGATTAGCAAGTGTCGATTGTACCGATTGATCTAACGCTTCGTTAGCCTGTCGGAGCCTATCGACCTGGCTGCGTATCCCGTCAAGGCTTTGTTGATCTAATAGATGGTATCCGTCAGCCGCCCGCTTCGCACTATTGATGACCACTAGGCTTGCGTTATTCATTCCGGCAAGTTTCTCTGATAACTCTTCTGCGGCCAATGCCTGGTCGTAAAATTGTCTTTTTATATCAGCGGCGGTTTTTTCTAGCGCTGCGAAATAGCCTAAAAATGTGCCATTGTCGAAATTCCCGGATAACTTTTTAAACTCCCTATCCACCTCCGTCGCGCTATCCGCAAGGGCATCTATGCCTTCTGAGACTTTCTTAATCTCGCCATATCCTATTTTAGCAAAGGCGTTTCCTGCGGCCTCCGATAAGTTTCCAAGTTCATTCCTTAATGCCAGGACGGGGCTTGTAAATTCCTCTATTGTGTTCTTTAGAACTTCTAGCTTTGCGTTTGCGGCCTCGAATGCCTTGCCAATTTCTTCTGGCGTAAGTTTTCCTGCCCGTTCTAGGTCTCCCAATTTCCTGATGACTGATTCAATTTGCGAAACCGTTTGTGCACTGTCGATTGTATTCATTGCCGCGTTAAAAATTTCGTTTAATTCTTTCGCGGCAGTAGATGCCTCTTCTGTTTTGGTGGTGACCTCTGTCAACGCGTCCTTTGTTTGATAGAGAGCTGTTTTGCTATTTGCCTGCGCAATCACCTGTGCGTCCCCGGTTGCCTCTGCGGCGGCGCGGTATTTATCGGCTGCCTGAACTAGCGCGTCGTTTGTTGCCAGGCCAGAGTTCTTGATTGTTTCAAAGTCTTTTTCGGCTTGCGCGGCGGCGCCGTCCAATGCTTGTTTTGATTCAACACCCATTCTGTTAAACGCGGCCTTAATGTCAGCTGATACTGAATCGGCGCTAGACGCTATCTTTTCACTTAGTTTTTCATACAGGACTGCTACCTCGGAAGTTGATAGTTTTCCTTTTGCCGCTATTTCTTTGAACAGCGATTCAAATTGGCCTAGCGCCGCCTTCGTGTCTATCTTTTCTAACACCTCAGTAAAGGCCGCCCTTATCATTGGCCCCGTAGAAAGGGCACTTTCCCCTATCAGTTCAAAACTGCCAATTAATTTCTTTTCATCATCCCTAACTTTGTTAGTAACCTCTTCAAAGTTTAAGCCAATGTCTGTAATGCCCTTTTTTAGGATTTCTTCCAAAACAACGGTCGAGCTTTCACCTAGCTCAAGAAAATCCCATCCTGTTTTTTCCACCGCATTCTGAAGCCTTTGTAGTCCCTCCGGATCCATATTCTTGATAGCATCTGCGATGCGTGTTTTAATTTGGTCTCCCGTTACATTGGCGGCGTCGCCTAATTGCTTTAGTCCAGAGAGAAGCCTATCCGTGCTTTTTTCTGTTCCGTCGAATAGACTTATCTCTTTAAATCGGTTGAAAATTGCATCCAAATCAGTGGAAATATTCACAGAATCCTTTAGCTTGTTAATCATTGAGGCGGTTCTGTTGTCAAGCCCGGAAAGTTCTCTTGTTAGTGACTCGGTTTGGTCAGTAACTTTCTTTTGTACAGTAAAAAAACTTTCCTTTAGCGCTATAAGATTAGCGAGTTTTTTCTCATAGGCTTGGTTTGCGTCAGCGGCTTTTTGTTGCTCTATAGCGTAGGCGGCGCGTTGTCGAGTTAGTTCTTTTTCAGCTTCAGAGACAAGAGATATTTTTTCTAGCCAATCTGTCATGGCGGCTGAGGCTATTCCCCAGCCTTCGCCAATCATTCCGATGATGTTTGCCGTAACGCTTGAAATACTCCCCACGACGGAACCGAAAGCGCCTGACAGTGACTCCAGACTGCTTTTTGTATGATCCATTGCGGCTACCCACTCCTTTGATGTTCCGCGAAGTTCTTCTGAGAATGCCCTCCCCATTGACATGGCCAGCGCGTCGTAGGATGAAGCAAGCGTTTTTATTGATCCGTCTAGCGTGTTCGATATTGTTGCAGCCGCTTTTTTTGACTCCTCCTCGTTTTCTGTAACGGCTTTTGTTACCTCAATAAAGCGCTCCTTGGCTGTGTTTGTAAAAGCGAGAACGGCAGGCGTTGCTTCTGTTCCAAAGATATTAAACGATTGCGCTGCGGTCATTCCCTTATCTTTCAGGCCGTCTAGTATTGTTTGGAAGGGTAGCATTTTCCCGTTTGCGTTTGTGACAGAAACGCCCAGTCTGTCAAGCTCCTTGATTGCATCGGCAGACGGGTTGGCAAGCGCGGCAAGCGCGCCGCGCAAGGCAGTACCGGCCTCACTCCCTTTGATCCCGGCATCGCTTAATATGGCGATATATTTCGCGGTATCATCTAATGACAGCCCCAAAGATGATGCAACTGGCCCGACGACCTTTAGTGATTCGCTGAGTTCCGCCGTCGATAGTGCCCCGGCGTTTGCCGCAGAAACGAAGGTATCGGCAATATCGGCCGCGTCCTTTGCCGAGAGGTTGAATTGCCCAATTGCTGATACCGTAGATAGCGCGGCCTCTTCTAGCGTTTGTCCCCCCGCCGCCGCCAGATTCAGCACGCCTGGGATTCCCTCCATGACTTCTTTCGTTGTAAACCCGGCGCTTGCAAGCTCTTTCATTCCTTCCGCAGCTTCTTTTGCGGAAAATTGAGTTGTTGCACCTAGATGTTCGGCGGTTTTTGCGAGGGCCGCCATATCCTCTTTTGATGAATGAGAAACGGCTTGAATCTTTGCCATTTCCAATTCAAACTCTCTAAATTTTTGGACACCATCAGCAATGACCGCTGTAAACGACGCAAAGGCAGCGGCTATCGGTGCAAAAACAACATCGCCAATTCCATCAAATGATCCCTTTAATCCATTTACAGCCCCAGTATTTTCTTCTGTTTGTTGCTTGTTGTTTTTTAATGTTTTATCTAACTTTTCAGTATTTTCTCTTGTTTTCTGTATGGCTTCTGCAGTATCTTTCTGCGCCAAAAGATTAATACGTACTACTGACTCCGTTTCATCTAACTGCTTTTTTAGGCGGTCAAAATCTGTCTCACTATCCCGCGCTTCATCCCCTAATAACTCTAGCTGATTGATATTTTCTGCAATCCCGTTGTTTAGGTCATCTAAATTTGAAACTGCCTCACTCGTATTGGCAGTAATTTCAATCCTCAGCCTATTATCTTGTGCCATTTTTAATTAACTCTCGGAGTAAATTCAAAAAATACGGATTGCGGTTTTGGTGGTGGTGAAACGGCTTGTGTTACTGGCTCTAGGGATAATTTACCTGTTGCCAGTTTTTCAAGGTGAGCTATCGCTTCTGAATAGCGCTTTTCCCGGGCTTCGTTTTGGACATTTAACAGGCGATATAGGGCAGTGTCGATGTTAATTGACGTTAGTACAAGCGGGGTGTTTTGTAGCGGTAGCGTGTAGGCTTTTGAAATATAGGAATTAATTATGCCTGCGCCGTCGAAAATAGCGCGGTATATGGTTGCTATCCCCTCCTGCGTATCGACGCCAAAACCACACCGGCCAATAAGCATTTGTGCCAATTCGTCGATTGGCGTGCTTGTCTTGATTTGATCTATGGTGCAATAGGGGAAAAGGAGGCTTTCTCCGAAGGTCACCCCGGCGGGGATATCTAATTCATCCCCGGAGGGTAATTCGGAAATTATGCCATTTGGAAGTAATACAAGCGGCTTGTGCTTCAAGAGCGATTAGAGAAAAACAATGGAGCCAAATCGACCCAGGGTTGCGTCTTCTGGTCTGGCCATATCTACCATCACCTCTCCTGTCATGTCTAGCGATTCCAGCTTTTCACTAATCAATTCAAGTCCCTTGGGCGGGTTCAATTGCACCCGATAGAGAGTGAGTAATACCGGCTTGTTGCCTTGCGCGGTGTTCAAGCCTTCAAACCTTAGCACACGATCCGATAGCGACTGCGTAAAAAAGCCAATCCCGTCCGTGGTGCCATAAGTATAGGAAATATTGAACGGCCCCGTGTACCCAGTGAGGTCATTAAACGTGATCGCGCCAAAAGTTGTGTCAAGAGAATAATCAGTAGCGTCGATTATCGTGTCAGAAAAATCCTTCACAGTCACAGCTGACAGTTTCTGGTGCGGCAAAACATACCGCTTGCCAACGGTGGCAGTCCCAAGCCCGTAGCCCGTAACGGATGCCCCTGCCATGGTAGAAACTTCCCCCTGCACGCCTAGCGCAACGTTTTCAAGCGTCCACTCGCTTAAGGTCATGGCAAGCTCCACCGACTTTTCTTTCAAGAGTTTTATGGCGGTTAACCGTTGCCCGCTCATAGATTCCTTGCGATCAATAAAAGACGTTTTGAATGTCAGCGAGAGCTTTTCCACGTTATGAAAAAACCGAGTCGTAAAATCTGGCAGTACTTCATAAACCTTGCCTTGCCCAGAAAAATCAAATGTTGTCGATTCCATAAAAAACTCCTATCTATCAAGTAAATAATCCAAGATTGTTTCCCGGATTTCGTTTTTATCGTCTCCTGAAAACCCCATGAACGGGCGTGCAGGCTGTAAATACGGGGCATAATCACGATCACTTGCAACTGTAACCCCGGTGGCCCTTACGTCTGCAATATGAAACGAACGTGAAAGCATCCCCGTCAATGTCAGAATTTTGTCTTTATTATATCGCTTGCGTGCTTTGTATGACTCTGTGAGTGCCTGCCAGGCATTCCCTTCGGGATCGGTCTGAGATACGAAACGCTCAGCGGTGCTGTTTATAAGGGACTCCCCGATTGCTTGCATCGCAGGAGAGAGATCGGCAAGCCGCCTTGCAAACTCGTGAGAATTGGGAATGGCATTTCCGGTTATCTGTATTCTCAATGTAGCGCCCTAACCAAACTTAAAACATCAGAAAACAACAATACAGCTATGGCACAAACAACCCCAACCAACCAGGATGCACCCTTAACGAAGTTCAGAGCTTGGTGAAAATCCTTTTGGATCTGGCTACAATCCGCCTCAATTCGCTTGGTTGCACTGATCATCTCCTCGCGGATTTTGTCAAGCCTTTCATCCGTGTAATAAAACAATTCATTCGACTTCACCTCATGAGCTTCCACTTCATCATTAATTCGCTTAATCTCATCCCT